TGATTGCTTACAGAGGTTAATACTTAGGTGGTTCACATCACAATGACCTCAAGCCACCTAAGGGCCCCCGTCTACGGATCACATCGCGTAGCGGGGGCCAACGGGAAACTTACGTTCCCCTCTAGTCAGCGCAGGCGCTTCAGGCTAGGCCTGAAGCGAGAGCGGACCGCGCTGAGTAGACTTCGGTACAGCTGCGGGGGTGTGCAGCTATCGCCGGAACTCTCCCACCCATAATACCAAGCGCGTAGCAGCTCACGGCTGCGGTAACGCGAGGCACCGCCTTTGGATAGGAGAATTTGCTGGATTACGGCCAACATTTCGGGATGAAGGGCATACAAGTACTGATAAGACTCTATAGCCTCAAGCTGAGTACTTGGATCAGGGTGGAGCAGAAGCCAACAATGCTTCGCTACATAGGATGGAACACAGTTGTAACCAGTGAAGGTATGTCCAGCGAAGGAGCAAACCTCCGAAAACTCGTGTTCTTTCACAATACACCCGCCCTGCTGAAGTACTTTAACGTAATCACGTGGTACATCAGCTCCTTGAATGGTGTCGTCACCCATAGCAAAGGGGACACTAGATCGCCAATCAGCTTTTAATCGCTTCATGGCGAGGATGTGTAACGCAACCTGAGCTATGGAATTGACTCCAATCGTGCCTAGCCAACCGGATTTCATGACACCAGTTACCACCTGTTTAACTCGGATTTCTCCGATAGCGAGTGTGCAATCGCCAAACAAGGATGATAAGTGGTTTCCTGCCACTACTTTCCAGTTGTCCCTCTCTTCAAGATGCTGGTAGAGCCGATCTAAAAGACCAGCGAAGGCCAAAATTGGCCAGCCTTGCATCGTGAAATCCCAGGCACTTTTGTCAGCCATGAGTTTGGTTTTGCCTAACTGCGAGTGCAGCCAGGCAAAACCGCCACTTGAGGGTGCCCATCCAGCTTTACTGGGCACCAACTGATAATCCTGAATTGCCGCGTCAAGGAAGTTGCCAAAAAGTATACGGGAAACGAGATTGTCAATTATGGACACATTATGTATAATACGCCATGCTTTCGTATCTCGCTTCTTAGCCTTATGGGGTTCTGGCTTGACAAACAGCGCGATAGGGTCGGACGCTGTGCCGACCAATAGTTGCCTCCAGCGGCTTTTCACCGCCGAATAAACCAAATTGGTCTTCGCGTCATCCACAGTCACGCCATTCCATCCAAACAAATCACGGTTAACCGTGAATTGTTTGGAGAAGGGCAATCCGGGAGTTGAATCCCACTCAATATCACGCAAGATTAAGAGCTTGAAAGCTCTGAAATCTGGGAAAGAGGGGGATCTCAGTCGAGGTCTAAGCGGAGCATAAACCTCCTCAAGGGCGTCCACTACTCCCCTGAGCTCGTTTTGTGTAACGGGAGTCGAATCAGCTAATGCTTTGAAATGCATACGAGACGCATAACAAAGGGCTTCAAGAAGAGCTGCGTTGGAATCAGGAGGCCAGCAGTAGAGGTCATTTAGATCCTCGCCTCCAGACAGGTCCCTTAAGACTTGTCCGTAGGAGGCTTGGATTTCTTTGTCCTCTTCCGGGGCTTTGGTCCGGCAACGGCGGTTGGCGTCGCGGTAGAGGGGGCTGTCTTTGTAACAGCCGACTCCTCTTCCGCATCGTCCACACGTTGCGGGGCTGGGGCGCTTGAGATTGCAGCAGCAACCTGGTGCGTGACCTCCGTCTTCCTCTGCTTCGCACGGGAAGCAGCAGCTTTTTGTGCCAGTTTCTTCTCCTCCGCAGTACACGCAGAGAGCTCCGTAATTCGAACATTCACAGACTTCAGGGCCTGTTTCGTCAGCTTCAGGTCTTCGATAATCTCGGTTTGTTCGCTGAGAATAGGATCGAACATCTCTAAATTGTCCCCAGCTATGCGAAAGCGCGCTGTGCACTCCGCCAGGCGGGAACATAAGATCTGTCGTTCTGCCTCGAGTATCTTCTTCTGAGTCTGAAGGTCCGTCTTGTCTGTTATACGTTGAATTACATCTGCCGTTACGATCCGAGGAACTTCCGCGCAAACGTTGTGGTCCGAGGGAACTGGATTGTTCGCCCGGACGTTGCGTTTCACCACCGCACCGGTCACCCGAGTGGGGGTTTGTCTGACGCCCCCCGCATCGGTATGATCGAGGGGCTGCAACGCTAAAAAAGAATCCTCACGGTAGCGAGGGGCAGACACCTCCACGTCACTAGCAGCCTCATCGTCAGCGTCATCCGAGGTTTCCATGACATCATAGATGTCGGACAAGGTCTTTTCAACTCTAGAAGAGTCCTCGAGACGACGCGAGAGTGCTCCACAAGCAGTAATCATCGCCTCAATACCAGTTAGCAGTCGGTTCTGTGTCTCGTCCTGGATTGGAGGAGCAACAGCCGTATTGCTATCTGTTGAGGGTTGGGCGCCTGGCCCTGCAACTGGTGTTGAAACCAGAGCTTCTGATGATCTTGATTGGGGGTTGCTGGTGACAGCGGGGGTGTTGTGGGGGTGGTTTGTGGCAACTTGTGCATCAGATCTTGGCCGGGGTTCAGCTTGTACGGGCAACTGTTGCCCTGGCAGAGTAGTAGCCACGGAGGCTGACTCCCCTGCTTCCAAGTCTCGGGTTCTAGCGAGGGCGCGCGCACCCTGTCCTCTGTCAACTGCGTTAAAGTAATCTTGGTAATCATCTTCCTCCGAAGAGGGGATATTACGTTCGAAATTAGCAATAGTCGCAGTGTATTCAGCTTCTGGGATAGGTACGTACTTACCGTCGTGCTCGAAGATGAAGTAACCATCAGCGAGATCGCTATAACGAGCCTTCTTAGCCCTGACCAAGCGGAACATCCAGTCTGCAGTGTCTTCGTTAGTGCCAGTGCGTACCGCACGTAGCGCCAACAGATAGTTAAGGGCGATTCCGACGTTGTAATTCGAGCCCGAAGGCCCGCGTCGAAGGTGCATGCCCAACACTCGGCTGCCAACAACGTATGGACCTCCGGAGAAGCCCTTCGTAGTTGATCCATCGTAATGGAGAAGTCCGATTGTATCTGATTTAGTGACTGACCCTGTTGAGTGATAACCCGATGTAATCGGACGGCCGCTAGAGACAGTAGTATAGGCGGTAGCAAAGGTAGTGTCGACGAGAGCTGCAGGTTTTGCAACTGACATACCAAGGAGCGCCAACTTAGCGTCTGGAACGGCCAAGAAGGAAACGTCGGGTGCCAATTGTTGC